CAGGACGAAATTTATTATTTCACGGCACAGAAACGAATAAAAGATGCGTATGAACGATTTAACGGTGGTGGATAGTATTTACCTGGATGCGCAGCAAAAAGAGGATGTACGGCGTTTGTCTTCTTTAGGGTATTCGCCGAAAGACATAGCCGTTTCCCTGGGGCTTTCTCTGGAGGATGCCAGGCTTTTTGTCCGGGATGCGGAAACGGTAGGAACTTCCGTTAACTTCCTGATCCGGGAAGGGATTCTGGTAGCACGTGCCGCCCCTGAAATAAAACTCCATGAAGCGGCGGAAGGCGGAAACGTGGAAGCTATAAAACAGCTGGAGGCCGTACGGAAAAGACATACTTTTGAACGTTTAATCGAACAAATGGATGACGACGAATTTAATTAAGCCCTCACGAATAGACTTTGACAAGGTGGATATCAACCAGATTCAAAGGATTCTTTCTACCGGTACGCTGGAAGCCCTCGCGCCCGATGAAAGGGAATATTACAGCCTTATGGAAATGGTACGGGGCCTTCGTGCCCGTATGCGTATAAATGGTAAGCTGGTGACAAAGGCCGGCATCATCCGCCTTTTGAAGTCGGAACCTTACGGCCTTTCGGACTGGATGGCCCGCCAGGTGTACGCTGACAGTCTCAATTTCTTTTATACGCAGGATAACGTACGCCCGCAGGCTTTCGCTAACTTGTATGCGGAAAAGGCCGAAAACTGGGCGAATACCGTCTTTCTTATGGGAAATGTGAAGGAGGCTAAGAACCTGCTGAAACTGGCGGCGGAACTTCGCGGATGTTATAAGGATCAACAGGCCGAAATACCGGAGGAACTGCTTTCACAGAAAAGCACGGTTATTTATACTACCAGCCGTAAGGATCTGGGTGTTCCTGAAATCGACCGTAAGGAACTGGAAGAGTTTATCGACGCGATCCCGGAAATTCCTGTTATTGTACGTGATAATATAAAAGAGGACGCGCGTATTAAAGCTTTTGACCTGAAAAAACGTATGTTGTATGATATCAAAGAGTTCGGGGAAGATAACGAAGGTGAGTAACGCCGATGATGTGGAAATCAAATACGGCCATATAATCCAGGTTCTGACGGACTGGATCGATACTACTATCCTTGTATCTGTTGACGGGCGCGGTATGGCCAAATCGACCGTTATACAAGCCAGGCGTTCCGCCCGTTGCGTGGAAGAAATGCCCGGCGGTGCGTTCGCTTTTGTTGCCAATACCTACAGTAACCTGGAAGATAATATAATGCCGGCCGTTCAGAAGGGCTGGCAGCTTATGGGCCTGATCGAAGGGGTACACTATGTAAAAGATACCCGCCCGCCTGAATCCTGGCGGCGTAAATGTTCGGTTATTGTAGATGATTACAAGCATGTTTACAGCTTCTGGAACGGATGCGTTATTTTTATGGGATCACTGGATAACCCTTCACTGCTTGCCGGAAAGTCTGTAATACATCTGTTTTATGATGAAGCGAAGTACGACAAGGAAATGAAAGTAAACCGCGCTATGCCTATTCTTCGCGGTGATGCGATCACTTACGGACATTCCCATTTGTTCCTGGGGATAACCATTACTACCGATATGCCGGATATCGACGAAAACGAGTACGACTGGTTTTTCCGGTATGTCAAGCAAATGGACCCGGAACGGATCATTAAAATAGTACAGGCGGCAAGTATGCGTAATGATCTGGTAATTTCTCTATTAAAAGAAGAAAGAAAAAATAAGCCTTCCCCCTTGAAGCTGAAACGTTTGAAACGGGATATTGAATATTACGACCGGGCTTTATTGAAGTTGAGAAAAGGACAAACGTTCTTTCTTAACGCTTCTTCATTCGCTAATGTTGAGATACTTACGATAGAGTATTTAAAGCGGTTGTATAATGGTACGCTGGAGCTTCACGAATTTAAAAAGTCGGTGGTGGGTATGCGTCCCGGTCTTCGCAGGGATTTACGTTTCTATGTGTTGTTTGGTGAAGGACATAAGTATTATAACGGTACCGCTTCCGGGGAAGCCGCTTACAGTTCGCGGGAACTCCGGTACCTGCACCATGATAAAACGATTGAAGGCGGTATGGACTTCGGTAATATGCTTTCTTTGGTGATCGGTCAGGCGGACGGTGCTTATTACCGGGTACATAAGAACTTTTTTGAGATACCGCCGGGCTGGTTCCGGGAGATCGCCGACCAGTTCCTCACCTTCTTCCAGAACCACGAATACAAAGAACTGGATTTGTACTATGACCGTGCAGGTAATAACTTTGAGAAACAGAAGGAGGATTACGCGGGTAAGATCAAAGACGCCATAGAAAAAGACGGCAGCGGGAACCGTACCGGCTGGATCGTAAACCTAAAGAGCCGTAAACAGGCAGTTATCCGACAGGATGCAGAATACGACTTTATGCAGGAGATTATGGGCGGTACCAACAAGAACCTGCCTATCTTGCTGGTTGATGCGGTGAACTGTAAAGAAATGGTTAGTTCCGTAGAAAAGGCAAAGGCTGAAATCAAATACCGGGGTAATTCTAAGGTAGTGTTCAAAGTGAAGAAGTCCGAAAAGCTTGCACCGAAAAAACTACCGATGTTATCCACCAATTTCTCCGACGCTTTCAAATACTTATTGATGCGCCCCGGCTGGATAGCTTTAGTACGGGGCAAGCGGACGCTACAGGCCGACTCGTTTGTGGATCAATGGATAGAGAACAGGCATAAAAGGTAATTGCCTTGTAACGCTGGAAAATTGGTTTTCCGGCGTTTTTTGTGTTACCAGGTTACGGGTACCCCTCCGGGAGAGGTCATATTTCACCTTTTAGGGGGAGGGCAACTGCTTTCCGACTTCTGAGCGGCTCGGTCTTCGGAAGGTGTCATTTTTTTAGTTTTTGAATTTTTTTTCGGCTTTTGACTGTTTTTCAGTCGTTTATCTGCATTTAGACCAAAATTTTACGCGAAAAAGTGCGTTTTTTATGTGTTTTTACTCGTTTTTTGCCCGTTTCTGGGTGAATTACCGTGTATTTTTGGGCGGTTGCCTTTCATTTTTGGGGATTATATTCTTTATAAATGTACATATTTAAGTATTTTTGCAGCCGTCAAAATTACACTGCATATAACCGTCAGAACTTACGGGTGGTACAGATGAAAGTATACACTAATTTTAAGTTACTGATATGAAGAAATTATTATTAATTACCGTGTTGGCTATTTTAGTAGTAGCAGCGACAGCACAAGAAACTCGAAAAACGTTTTGTGAAATTGTTGGTACAGGGAAAGTCTTAAGTTCTAAAGTCAAAATACAAATAGACTTCGGGCAAAAAACATCTTATTTCGGAAAATACAAAACGTTTATGGTAGATGAATCCGGGAAGAAAATTGAATTTAATTCTATGGTAGACGCCATGAATTATTTAGCAAAATTTCGGTGGAAATTTGAGCAGGCGTATGTTGTTACAAATGAGAGCACGAATCAAAATGTATATCATTGGTTATTAAGTAAAGATATAGTTTCTGATGATGAAATACGAGAAGGAATTATAACACAAAAAGATTTTGAAGACATGGAGAAAGCGGCCATGGAAGATAAAGAGAATAAAAATGAAGAGGTTGAAAAGAAAGTTCCTTTATTTATGCGAAATATGAAAAAGGAAAGTGATGAAGAGGATGAAGCTCAAAAGAGATATGAACCATAAGAATAGATTAACGCTCGCCAATTTTGGCGGGCGTTTTTGTTACGAAGTAACGAATCGTAGAGTCGATAAATTTTCTTTTATGGTAAACTTTTATTAACGTTTTTTTTTTTTTGTTCAGATTTTAATACCGACATTTGCCCCTGTCAAAATTACACCGCTGGTGCGGTCCGGTGAGTCTCGGTTATTGGCTCGAATAAACAACGGGCTTTTTTTATGCTCGGTATTTATCTATTTTGGATATATAAGGCGGTTGCCTTTCCCTAACTTATAACCCGATCTTCGGACGGTTTGCGGTGTAATTTTGACGAATTAGGGGAAATGGTAACCGCCTTTCCCATGTAAAATAGTCAAAATTACACCGTTATGAAAAAAGAACTTCAATCCGGCACAAGCTACGTGCCTTCGTTCCGTACTGGTAGCACGGACGTAAACACGATCCAACATCGTTATTTTCAGGAACCGAAACATGAATGTACTGTTTGTTCAACTTCTGGGGCTTATTACTTATCTGCTATCGCTTGTTTCTGTCTTACTTTTATCTATCCACCGGCTGTCATTGGTGCAGTTATATGTGTGTATCGTGCCAAGAAAGCGAGGAAAGGAGGCCGAAAATGATATCTTATTTTATAGAGCTTAACGAATATAAACCACAGAATCGAAAATGTGCTGAAATGGCAGAGTTTGCAAACCAGTTTGGTAATACGCTTTGCCCTGATAAAATTTCCTTTGATGCTTTTAAAACTGAACTGGAAGCAAAGGTAAAGGAGCTGAACGAGAAATACCCTAAAACAATGCCGCTGAAAATATCTTCCGGTAGCGGGTTTATTCATATAGATCAGGACACTAAAACACATAATAACGGCTGTGACAAGCCTGTAGCCTATTTTTTCATTTACCGGGTTAAAAGAATATATAGGTTTTCAGAGCGTCCCCAGATAGAAAAGAAAGGAGGTGCCGAATGATATATACTGAATATCAGCAAGTGTTACTTACTCAATTACAAAACAATGATAAAAGGATTGAGGAAATAAAGAAGGAAAAGGAAGAAATACAGGAAATGTTTCTACAAGAAAGTAAATTTAAACCGGGTGATCTGATACAGATTGATTATAAAATAAGCAATGCTACTTTTAAAGTTCGTGGCTGGATTTTCCGGATTACATTCTGGAGGAATCGCCCGTATTATCACCTGAATTTACCCAAGAAAGACGGTTCCCGCGGATTAAGGGTTAAAAGTGTATGCGACGGGGTACTGGAAAGTATAACAAGTATTTCACATATTAAATTAGAAGACTTAAAAGGAGGTGCCAGATGAATACAAATAATCCTGATATCCTATTTTTCGTTAAACGTGAATACGGTACGCCTTCCATTGAATTAAGAGCATATAAAGTGGAGAAGGTTAACAATGAGTTTGCTTTCCTTGAACTTGAACGTTTACGGTTGGTTGTTTTCTCTGGTAATTTTCAGTCTGTATCACTTCATCACGAGTACGGTAAAAACAACTGTATGTATAATAGTGCTAATAATATACCGGATTTGATGAAAGACATGAAGAGGTGGCAGTTATCGCCCATTGACAGACGTAATTACGAACGGTTTAGGAAAGTCGCCCTCGGGATATACCGGCAGGCCGGAATAATTGATTTCACTACCTTAGAGACTACACCGATTAAAAACGTTTAATGAAAGATTTGTTATGAAAGATATAGAAGTAAACGGCGCACATATAACAGATGAAAGTGCCGGAATATTGAAGCAGTGGCAAGTTAAGACGGAGCCGGTTTCCGCTTGTTACATACGAGTAATAGAGGAAACTATCGACGATTTGACCGATGAAGGGGGCGAACCTCTTTCCGCTGAAAAAATAGTAGAAAGAATCAGAACTTTACGTATGATGAAAAAAGACATCGAAAAGCTGTCTAATCCTTAATATTAATAATTTAGCATACCGGCTGAAAAGGCAGCCGTTGGGTTTAAGTCCCAGGTTAGGGTTTGTTTGTGCCGGGGTGGTTCCCGGCACTCTTTTTTATGTCCTTTTTGTCCGTGTCCGTTCTTCCCACCTTTGCAGTAACCAATCATTCAAATTATGAAAATAGGAACGGACAAATGGAAGCATTTCGGGATTAATTACGCTATATGTGCCCTGTTGGGTAATTATGGTGTTCCCTTTGCCCTGGGTGCTTCATTGGGTAAGGAATACGGGGATAAAATGTCACCCGGTAATAAATGGGACTGGAAGGATATTCTGGCAGACCTGGCCGGGATCGTGGCGGGCTATTTGACGCATGTATGTACCGTCTGGACCATAATGTAAAATTTTCAACTCTATCAATATGACGGAAACGATAATTACAGCGATTATTACGGCTCTTTGCACGGGTGGACTGACCTGGTTATTCACTCTCCGATATACCCGTAAACAGGCGGAAGCTGATGCCATGAAGTCAGTACAAGAGGTTTACCAGGAACTAATCGAGGATATGAAGAATGACCGTAAGGAGCTAAAGAACGCGTACCAGGAACAGAAAAAACGGTTTGACGAAGTGGATAACAAGTACAAGGAAGTCCTGCAGAAATGTAACGAAATGGAAAAGGCAATCAAGCAGAACGCCCGTGTAATGGACACTATGAAGCCGTTTCTTTGCGGTGTGAAAAATTGCCCGAACCGTAAATCTATCACTTTTGACACTAATAATAATTAACGACTTAATAAACATGAGACATGGAATCGTACACCTACTTATTTTTATTTGTTTTGCAGCTTGTTTTTACGGTTGTCGTTCTTCTCGCTCTGTTACACGAAAAACGGTTACAGAAGCAACTGGAGAAGAAAAACAAACAACTACTGACGGAGTTATTGAACTTGCGCGGAGAGATTCAAGCAATGAGGAGCACGTACTTGACGTTTACCGGGAAGATAGTACGCATATCCGTATCGACTACGACAGCCTCGGAAGAATTAAAGAAATTGATTTCAGCAACCGAAAAACTGAAAAAAGAACTGGAAAGAATCAAAGCAGTTCCTTCCAGGATCATAAGGAAACTACCAGTCAAGCGGAAACAGTCGTTACCCGTAAATCCGACGTTAAGCAACAAAGCCAGGAAAAAGAAAAGGTTACAAACGGGTGTAGCTTATGGACGTTCCTAAAATTCATGTTTTTCTTTCTATCCTTTTGCCTGGTCCATGATAACTGGGGCGGGATTAAAAGTTTTATCCGCCGACTATGGAAAAAATAAACCTTTATGTAGCGGTAGAACAGATGAAGCGGATTACCATTTCAGGGGGAACCTTTTCTATCAAGTTCCGGAAATGGAACCGGCAGACACGGGACGGCGGTGACATGGTGATACTCACGGCCGCCCGTTTGAGGAAGAAGGCGACGGATGAAAGCATCGAAAATTCAAGCTATAAACTATTCCTGACGGACACCACAACGGGTCGGCCGCTGAATTGCTGGGAATGCCTGGTAATGGAGTTCAACGGGAAAAGAATAACGATTTAAGAGTATGGAAATAAGACGAAGTGGCAACTTTGGAATTATAGATACCGGCACTGACAAGGGTTTGATCTCCTTTTCTATCGGTGGCCGCGGTAAAGGTTGGGAACCTTCCAGCATCCAGTTAAACCGGCGGGGGGCTTTCTTTTCGCGTAAGATCAGCGTAAACGGTACTTTTATTGTTCCCATGGGGGATAATAACGACATGCCGGGCGATGTCATGCGTTTACTGGATAAATTCTACGCCGGTGAAGGTATTATGGGTAAAATAGCCGGTTTGCAGTGGGGAGAAGGTCCACGGCTGTATGAGGATGCAATCGACGAAGACAATAACCGTTTTTACCGGCGTTGGAAACTCGATCCGGAAATAACCGCCGACCTGGAGTCGTGGGATTACACGACGGTTCTTCATCGCTCACTCGTAGACTTAACACACATGCAGGGCTTTTTTATAAAGTTTGTCCGGAACCGTGCGCCACGTGTGGGCAATCCCGGGCGTTTGGTACGGCTGGAACATATTCCCTACCAGAAGGCCCGTCTGGTATATCCTCCCGACGGTGAGGATGAACCGCAGGAAGTGCTTGTGGGCGACTTTCCTTATCCTGATCCGGCTTATACTTACCGTTACCCGATCTTTGATCCGGCCCACCCGTTCAAATATCCGGTTTCCGTGAAGTATTATAATATCTATTCCTTTTGTAAGGACTTTATGAGTACGCCGCGTTTTCTGGGTGCGCTTGACTGGCTGGAGCTTGCCGGCGGTCTGGCCGCTATCCTGATCGCCTATAACGAAAACGCTTCGGCCATTTCCCTGCATATCGAATCGCCGCAGTCTTACTGGGACCGCGCGGAAGCACGTATAAAACAGGTTTGCGAGCGTACAGGCGAGAAATATACGGCCCAGATGCTGGAAGATTTCAAGGACGAAGCTATGGAGAAATTCGCCTCCAACATTACCGGAAGGCAGAACGCCGGAAAATACATGCACACGACCAAATTCTGGAATCCGGAAGCGAATAACTTTGAGGGCTGGACGGTGGAACCACTGGATAAGAAGATAAAGGATTATGTGGACGCCCAGATTAAGATATCCAATAAGGCGGACGCTGCCGCCACTTCCGGCTTCGGTCTTGATCCGGTACTTTCAAATCTGATTATAGAAAACAAACTTTCTTCCGGATCGGAGAAATTATACAGCCTGAAAGTGTATAACGCTTCTGAAACGGCTATTCCGGACATGATCCTTTGTAAGCCGTTACAGCAGTATATTAATGCCAACTTTCCGGGTACCGCAACGAAAGTAGGGCTTTATCGTACCATAGTGGAAGCGGAACAGAACGTTTCACCCTCTAACCGTATGAAAGAAAATGCGTAGTCTGTTTTTTACACCGAAACCGGAAGATGTGCCGGAAGAACCGGTAAGCGACCGGCAACCGGAAGAGAACCGGGCCGATAACACCCCGGACAAGCATATAAAGGCCCGCCGGACGAAAAACGTTCATTTTGATCGGCGGATAAAATCGGAGCTGCACCTGGAAGAGTGTTTGCCCTGGCATTTTGAGAAAGGGGCGTCTTATCACTGTATCAGTCATGGGGACGTTGATAGCCTTACTTATCTTCGTGTGATCGTGAAGCAACAACCGGTGGAATATGTTCTGATTTCTACCTGGTGTATGGCAATTACCGATGTTAAGGAGGTGGAGAAATGGCTGGAGAGAAAAGACATAGGGCACGCGGATTTTTATGTAGGTGAAATCTTTCAAGGTTCCTACGCGGATGTTTATTTATACCTAAAGAAGGTGGCGGAACGTTTCGGATCACGTGTCTGTATTTTCCGTAACCATGCTAAAGTAATGGCCGGTTTTGGTAACGCTTTTGATTTTGTAATAGAAAGCTCGGCCAATGTGAACACCAATCCGCGTACGGAACAGACCTGTATAACGATAGACACCGGGCTGGCCCGCTTTTATAAGGAGTTCTACGATGAAATAAACAATTTCACAAAGGATTTTGATAATTGGAAACCATATACACTAAAAAGAGACCGAGCAAATGACGAAGTTATTTAATAAAGGCGGTGACGGTGCCGGTGAAATAGTCCGTGTTCTGGGATTGATCGATAATGATCTTGATTTTACCAAGTGGGAACCTATCTTACCGCTGGGTATTCGGGATTTACAGGCTATCATCGGAACGGAACCCATAGACGCGGTAGATAAGTATTACCGTGAAGATCATGCGGACGGCACGGAATCGGACGGCATGGCGGAAACTTTGCGGCTGATGCAGCAGGCGGTGGCGATGTTTACCTGGTTAAAGGTCATTCCCACTTTGGACGCACAACACGGAACGGCCGGACGTGGCAAACACCTTGGAGAGAATGAAACGGGTATGACTGCCTTACAGGAGTTCAAGGATGAAGAGAATATCCGGAACCTGGCTTATGAAGCCGTAGACGCGTTGGTGGAGCTAATGGACCGAGAAAAGTTTGATTTCTGGATGAACGGCATTAAGAAAAAGGCTATAAACCGGCTTCTAATCCAGAATAAGGAAACGTTCGATGAATATTACAATATCGGCAGTCACCGGCTTTTCCTGGTACTTATTCCTATGATCCGGGAAGTCCAGGACGGGCAGATAATACCTGTTATCACCCGGAACCGTTATAATAAACTGATTGAAGGCGATACCGTTTTAACGGAGAAATTGCTGGAGTATGTACGCCGCCCGCTTGCACTTCTCACCATAAAAAAGGCCGTTGAACGTTTACCGGTGGAAGTTCTGCCAAGTGGAATCGTACAGGTACAGCAGAGCACAACCGTACGAGATAAATTGCGGGCGGAAAAAGAGGCCCGGCAATCGGTTGCTAACAGTCTGGAGCAGGACGCGGCGGCTTACCTGGATGTATTGCAGGATATCATCAGGGAACTGGATGCGCAGTCGGAAACGGTGGATTACTATATACCGGGTGTTACCGTACAATCCAAAGGAATAACCTTTTAATGTCCGGATATGGAGAAGTTTACATATAATAGTAAGACGGCGGAGGTTCCTTCCTGCCTGGATGAAGTCAGCAGTGAGCAGTACCGGCAGTTTCTTATATTGTCGGTACTGATGAACCGCGGTACGATCAGCCCCGGACAGTTCCGCGTAAAATGGCTTTCTTTCCTTCTGGGCATGAAAGCGGATTACACCATGTACCGGCGTGAGATCATCCGAGAGCTGGACGGTCAACTGGAAAAGCTGGACGGCTTTTTCTCTTATACAACCGGTAAAGAGGGCGAGCGGATCGTTACGCCCATTCTGAAAACTGGGCGTAACCTGATGCAGGATTTCGGGGGCTGGCATGGTGTCGGTGACATGCTGAACGGTCTTACTTTCGGTAACTTTTGTGATTGCCTGGATTTGTTGCAGCAAAGCAAGCAGGCGGCAGAAAAAGACGAACCGGCTATAAATGAAATCTTCCAGGATATCACATTAAAGCTTTACCGGTACAAGGACCCGGAGAAGATGCCGGCCGTTCCTTCCTTGCTTGCCATTCATGCGGTAAACTTCTTTTCCGCTGTTTGGGAAATGGTTCTTTCCGGACCGGTTTATATCGGTGGTGAAGCTATCGACTTTCGGATATTGTTTCAGAAGCTGGCATCCGAGGACCGGAAGGCAGACGATAAAACCGGATGGACCGGGATAGTCTTTGAGGTAGCGGCTTCCGGCGTGTTCGGCAATAAGAAGGAGGTGGACGATACACCCTTTTGGGATGTATTGCTTTATCTGTATAAATGTAAGTTTGAGTATTTACACCAAAAACGTAACAAGAAATGAGAACGACAACAGGAACAAAAAACAAGATCAAGAAATTCGAGGGGTTGCGCCTGAAAGCATATGTATGTGCCGCGGGAGTATGTACGATCGGTTACGGTCACACGGCTGGCGTAAAACCGGGTGATGTTATTACCGAACCCCAGGCCGACGCTTTCTTTGAATCGGATATCAGAGCAGTAGAAAACCAGGTGAACGCGCTTCCCCTTCATTTGGGACAGTACCAGTTTGACGCGGTAGTAAGTTTTTGCTTTAATGTAGGTATCGGAAAATTCAAGAATTCAACGCTTTATAAGAAGATCAGAGCGGATGCGTATGATTCATCCATACCGGCAGAGTTCAAAAAGTGGATATACGGGGGCGGTAAGATTCTTCCGGGGCTTGTTACCCGCCGTGAATGGGAGGCGAAACGTTATCAGGGATTGACGATATGATAGATATAAAGGTTTACCGTGAATACTGGGAAGGCGTGCAAAAACGTGTTCCTGAAATAAAGAAGGTGCTACCCGTTACCATTGACGAGGAAATGAGTAAGACGATACAAGGACTATCAAAAGAAGAATGTCCGGTGCTCTTTATTCTGATTCCGTCGGGAACGGGTGCCAGCCTTTCGGCTGACAATGTGAGGGAAAATAATTTATGTGTTATTTTCCTTATGAGCAAGTACGATCCCCAACGAAAAGGGGCTTATGAGACTATCGAAGAGGTGCAGCCGGTTATGGAGCGTATCAAACAAATGCTGATAGAAGATTCTGCCACCGGTTGCCCTGTCACTAAGGAACTGGATTTAACCAGCCTTTCCACTCTTCCGGAATCCGGCTTTTACCGGACGTTTGCGGGGTGGAGCCTGGCTTTCTCATTTAAAACAAGATTCTAATGGATGCTTTTGCGTGGTTCTGGTTAACTGTCATAGTAGGTATTATTACAATAGGTGTAAATGATGCGTTGTGTACCTATTGGAAATATAAATATGCCTCAAACAAGAAAAATGAAACTGTTAAGGATGAATCCGGGAAAAGGCACATTATTTCCGGATTCTCAAAAAATGAATAACTGAATGGCCGAGAATTTTAAAACGGATTTTTTTACCGACCGGATCGGGCGTGGAATACAGGACATATTTCAAGCCCAACTGGATATCGCTACCAAGCGGATATACCAGAAAGGCAGTGAACGTAAGAAAGTACAGGGAACCGGAGAGATCATACAAGGGCGATCCGGTGCATTAATGGCCGCACTACAGAACCCGAATTATTCGGTCGTTCCAGACGGCGAAGGAGTAATCGCACGTTCTAACCTTCCATTATATACCCGCTTCCTGGATATGAAGAAACACGGTAATTACCAGATTTATAACCGGCAGATATACGGGATTCTGTATCATGACACACTCGGGAAGATTAAATATGAATATCAGGATTATGTAAGGGAAAGGGTAAAAGAAATGTTTGCCAGTTCGCTAAAATAGGTAATAAAATTAATACCTAAATATTTGTAGGTAATGATTTTATTACCTATCTTTGTTTCAGTAACCAATAAAACAAAGTTTATGCCTGAAATTTGTAGATTCTTCGGTATTATTATATTCCTCTATTGGAAAGATCATAATCCGCCACATATTCATTTTACTTATGGTGATTATGAATGTTCTATTAGCGTATTGGATCGGATTGTAGACGGTCAGGCTCCAGCTAAAGTTATCGCAAAAGTAAATGAGTGGATTAACTTGCACGAAGCAGAAATACTTTCTCTTTGGGAAAAGGCCCAAAAAGGGGAAAAAATAGATAAAATTGAACCATTAAAATAAACGCTTATGTTACGAGTTATAGATGTGGATTATATTAGGAATTACGAGCTTCTTGTTACTTTCAGCGACGGGAGTAAAAAGATCGTAAATTTGGAACCTTATCTTACAGGTGAGGTTTTCGGGGAGTTATTGGATAAGGAAAAATTTGTTCAATATGGTTTAACCCGTGCTACTATTGAATGGGCCAACGGTGCCGACCTTGCACCGGAGTTTTTATATGAAATTGGTATAGCTGCATAATTTTAGACCCTATGAATGATTGTTTAGCTATTCAAGATAAGAAAGAAGAAACTTTCTTATATCGGATTTTTATTTCTCACCCGGAACTAAATGCTTCTGCGGTGGCTCGACGTATGGGAATAAGTCAAAGCCTTATGTCTCAATATATAAGTGGAATAAAAAAGCCCTCACAAGAACGGGAGGCCCTAATAGTAAATACTATTAAAGATATCGGTAAAGAACTAACGATGATTGTATGACATACGAAGATATTTTATTTCTCATCGGCTTTTTCCTGGTAATAGCTTTTTTCGTAGGATGTAAGCATAAACCGGCTACTTTATCCGGGTGGCTTGCTTTTACCTTTCTATCCTTTACCGTGACACCTTTTATATCGGTTCCTCTAACCTGGTACGTTTGCCGGATGATTGATCGGGCAACAATTAAGGATAAAGGATATTTTGATCCTTCGGATTTTACATTTAAGAGATAAAATACGTTCTTCTTAGTATAATAAGCCTGTAGAATGGTTCTACGGGCTTTTTTTATGTCCTTTTCCGCCATTTTGCACCAGGATAATTTTGCCTTATAAAATTTACTCTTATGGCAAAATTAAAACCTGACTATATCGAATGGGTGTTAACCCTGAACGCCTCCGATGCGCAGAAGGAAATACATAATCTTTCAGAAAAGAACAAAGAGCTCCGGGATAGCAATAAGGAAATAAAAAAGGCTATGACCGATTTAATCGCCACAGGGAAAGCTGGTGGTAAACAGTGGAAAAGGCTGAATGAACAACTGAAAGAAAATAATAAGACGCTCGGCGAGAATAACAAGAAGATTGCCGAATGTGAGAAACGGCTGGATAAAACCACCATGAGTGCCAACCAGCTGGCAAGGAAGGCAAACGCCTTGCGGAAAGAGCTTCGCGATACGGTGAAGTCTTTGCAGCCGGAAAAATATGCCGCCCTGGAGAAGGAACTGAAAGAAGTTGAAAAAGCATACGGGCAGGCCACGAAAAAGGCGGAAGGTTTCGGAAGTTCCCTTCTTTCCCTGAATAAGATAAAAACGGTTCTGGCCGGTGTGTTTGTCACTATCGGCGCAATGATAACCGGGCAGATTGTCGGCGGGCTAAGGGATGCGATCAGTACTATTATAGAGTTTGAGAAGAAAAACAGTACTTTGGCCGCTATCCTGGGAACTACGAAAAAGAGTATTAAAGATTTAACGGATGAAGCGCGCCGGCTGGGTGCTACTACTTCTTATACGGCCGCACAGGTAACGGAACTTCAGATAGAGCTTGCCAAGCTGGGATTTTTCAAAGAGGATATTAAAGCGATGACGCCTTCCGTACTGAAATTCGCTAAGGCGGTGGACACGGATCTTGCCTCGGCTGCTACGCTTGCCGGTGCAACATTGCGTATTTTCAATCTTGATGCGGAAGATACGGAACGGGCACTTTCTACCATGGCAATAGGTACAACGTCCTCGGCCTTAAGTTTTGAATACCTGAATAGTGCAATGTCTACCGTCGGTCCGGTAGCTAATTCTTTCGGATTCACGATCGAGGAAACGACCGCCCTTTTGGGAGCTTTGGCAAACAGCGGTTTCGACGCTTCATCGGCAGCGACGGCAACACGTAATATTTTGCTTAATCTGGCTGACAGTAGCGGCAAACTCGCGCTTGCTCTCGGTGGTCCGGTTAATAACCTGGATGATCTGGTAAAGGGACTTAAAAAACTAAACAGCGAAGGAATAGACTTGAACAAGGCCCTTGAACTGACCGATAAACGTTCCGTTGCAGCGTTTAACACTTTCCTTAACGGTACCGATACCGTGCTGGCACTTTGCGACGCGGTAACAGGTGCGGAAGACGCCTTTAATGCTATGTCCGAAGAAATGGGTGATAACGTTCAGGGTGCATTAAACCGGCTAAGTTCAACTATTGAAGGGGTAGTTTTACGTTTCTATGAATCAAAGGGTATTCTCCGGGATTTAATAGACCTTGTTACGCTTATGGTGGAAGGTGTGGGTGGTATGATCGACATGTTTAATAAATGGGGTGTTGTCACTTATACCGTTACCGCTTATTTGGTTTCTTACTATGGAGGACTGAAAATCGCTACCATGTGGCACGCCCGTTTTAAAACGGCGACCCTTGCTTCGGTCGTTGCAGAGAAAGCGCACGCCGTACAGCTTTATATCAGCCGGGCGGCTACTCTGGCTTATGCGGCGGCCCAGGCATTGCTGCACCTGAATATTAAAAGATGTACCGCCGCCCTTCGGTTAATGAGGATCGAACTTTTGAAGAATCCATATACGGCCCTGCTCGCGTTACTCGTGGCAGCCGGTGTTGCTATCTACCAGCTTGCAAAGAAGACGGAACAGGCTTCGGCGGCGATGAAGGCCCACCAGGAAGTCGTAAAGAAAGTGAATGAAGAATATGCCAGCCAGGAAGCAAAAATAAAAACTCTTGTAGCTGCTATTAATGACGAGAACCTTTCCAACTACACCCGTAAACAAAGGCTCGCTGAATTAAAAGAACTGATACCGGATTATAATGCGGAATTGAATGAAGAAGGCAGGCTCATAAACAACAACAAGGAGGCTATAGATCAATATTTAGTTTCCTTGGAAAAACAAATCAAGTTGAAAGCTTACCAGGAGGAACTGGAAGAATTGTACAAGAAAAAAAGGAATCTTGAAAGCCAGGAATCAGAGCAAAGCGACGCTTACTGGGACACCCGCCAGCAAAATACATTGTCAGGATATAACCGGAACAGTCTTACCGCTAAAATAAGCCGTTTATTTGGTACGGAAAAAGAGGCTAACCAGTTGAAAGCCCTACAGACAACACAGAAGGATTTGGCCGGTATAGAATCAGCAATCGCCCAGATCAATAATGATATCTTAAAAACAGAGGCGACGGCCACTTCATTAACCGGAACCAATAAAGAAAATATAAATACTGAAACATCCCTCATAAAGAAACTGGAGGCCGAAAAGAAAAAGGTTCAGGAACAGTGGGCGGAAGATAGCGAAGCGAATATCGCCAAGAAAAACAAGGAAATAGAACGTATCGACACCGAAATAAAACGTTTAAACGAACTGGGGAAGGTCAAAAAGAAGGCGGAAGCCGGGGAGTATAAAAATACGGAAACGGACGCCACGTTAAAACCTCTGGAGATCGAGCACGAAAAACGTATGCTTCTAATCAAACAGAACCGGGAGAAGGAAAATAAGACGGAAGCCCAGTATATTCTCGAAGGGACGGCGGAAAACCTTCGCTATTACCGGGAACGTATCGACGCACTCCAGAAGCTGGAAGCAAAAACGCCGGCTAATAAAAAGAAATTACTCGATGAAATCCACAAGCTCGAAACAGAAGCACAGACGGCCATTTTTACGGAAACCGGCAAGCAGGAGGACGCCCGTATAAAACTGGTACAGGAGAAACGGGACGAACGGTTAAAGATTGAAACCGCCTATTACAATGTCCAGAAGGACACCATGGAAAAAGCGGTATTAAACCAAAGTATCACGCAGGAAGCCGCCGACGCCTATATGCTGGAAGTTGAAGCGGAGCACGCCGCAGAACTTCTGGAGATAAACCGTACTTACCAGAATGATATTGCCGCTTTGGAAATTACCGGTAAACAGAAACGTATAGAAACAGCGACGGAAGCGGCCGACGCCGTGCGTGAGTCTGAAATGAAGTTATTGCGTGATCGGGCGGCCATTGCTCAAAAAGTACGTGAAATAACTTCCGTTCCGGTAGGAATAACCGGTATGCAGGAAGCACACCGGAAACAGGTTCAGGATGTAGAAACGACTTATAATGCCATAATTGAGATAGCGAGACAGGCGGGGATTTCTACCGTTGGTTTGGAGAAGCAGAAACAACAGGAAATTAGCCAGCTTGAATTTGAGTACCAGAATAGTTTATACCAGATTCAATCCCAGATCGGCGTATCATGGGCACAGGAATACCAGAATGAACTGGCCCTGTTAAAGAATCTGCACGATCAGGAATTAATAGATGAAAAGACATACCAGCGTAAAAAGCTGCAAATGCAGATGAATAACGCTAAAAAATACTTTGACTATTATTCCGGTCTTTCCTCTTCCATGGTGGAAGCCATTCAACAAGCCGAAATCGACCAGGTGGAAGCAAAATACGATGTTCTCATACAGGAAGCCGAGAACAACGGTGAAGATACTGCCGCCCTGGAAGAAGAGAAGGAAAATAAGAAACTGGAGATTCAAAAGAAGTATGCGGATGTAAATTTTGCTATCAAGTGTTCCCAGATCATAGCAGATACAGCCGTTTCGATTATGAAGGCGTACGCGGACTTAGGACCGATCGCCGGAACCGTTGCTGCAGCAATGCTTGCGGCTACCGGTGTGGCCCAGCTTGCATCGGCCAAAGCAGAACGGGACAGAATTAAAAACATGTCCCTGAAAAACACTCCCGGCAGCAAGACCGCCACGGCTGAACGTGTTGTTTCCGGTTCTTCCGGTGGTGGATATTCGGAAGGTGGTTACACTGGTCCCGGTGGGCGTTATGAAGTGGCCGGCGTTGTTCATAAGGGAGAATATGTGGTACCACAGCCGGAAATGAATAATCCTAAAGTAATCGACGCTGTTAGCACTATCGAAGCGATCAGGCGGCAGCGTACCAATGCGAACCCGTTGCCACAGAATCCGGGTGAATATGCGGAAGGCGGTTACGTTACCTCTTATGCAGGGGATTCTTCCTACCGGGAGTTCCTGGAAGCGGCAAAGGAGCTTCGCGCCTCCTGTGAGGCTATCAAATTGATAAAGGCCTATATCGTTTACCAGGATTTGGAGAAGGCCAAAGAAACTATAGATAACGCCCGCGACACCTTTACACGCGGAAAATAAGTAATCATTATGCTAAAGATAAAGACGAACAAAGGTTATCTGGATTTAGGGGGTGACTTTACCGTACAGATTGATGAAAAATCCCCTGTCATGAACGACCGGGGATCGCAAACCGTACCGGTTACGGTTCCATGTACCGGCAACAATGCTAAAATAACCGGTTTTGCTCACCGTCTCGACATGGGTATAAAGCCGATGAATGAAGATCAGGCATGTACGATATTGGACGGAGCATATAAACGTACTGGAAAGATAAATATTGTTTCCGCCGGTAAAAAAGAAGGTATTACCCTTAACATCGGCTTTGACAATTCGGAAGCCTACAGCGCATGGAAAGCAAAAAAATTAAATGCTATTACATTACCGGTGAAGGAGTATAGCAGCGTTAATTCTCTTTGCGCACATTTGCAACAGGTTTTAGGAGGTTATCAGACTGATTATGCCGTATTTCAGATTATGACCGGTAACGATTCGAAAGATAATCAGTTTTACCCTAAATACTTGAACTATATCACACCTGTATCAGAAGGAAGTAAAGTTTATCGTTTACGTTATCAAGCAAGAACAGAAACTTTTTTAGTAAATGGTACTCCGACTGCCGTAACACTTCCGGAAGGTTACGGCGTAACGGCCTTTTTATATGTATGGCGTGTGCTGGAACTTGTTTTTTCCGAATTTGGATATACTATAACCGAAAATCCTTTTAAGACGAACAAGGAACTTTCTAACCTGGTAATATTGAATAATGCGGCCGACTGTTGTGTTAAAGGAAAGCTTTCTTACGCTGATTTGATGCCGGATTGCACAGTAGAGGACTTTTTAAACGCCTTGCATGTGCGTTTCGGACTGGTTTATAATGTTTCTTCCGATACGAAAACAGCCACGTTAAGACTGATCCGGGATATTGTGGATGATGTTCCGGACATTGATTTGTCCCGTAGCCTGACGGACGAACCTTTAATAACTTACGAAACGGCCCGGCAAATGAAGTTATCGGCCAGAACTTCCTTTACCGGTGCGGCCCCCTCTGTTGAAAGACTTGAAGATTACTTGAAAGATCAGAAAGTCGCAAGGTTAACTAAAGTTGATGTATCTAAAAGGGTGATACATCTAAATTATGAGGAAACAACAGGACGGTGGTTTAAATGGGATGAAGATAATAACCGCCTTACTTATTCTTCATCGAGTTTCTTTTCCTGGGATCGGAAAACCGACAATATCGAAGATAACGAATTAACCAGCGACGACGAATGCGTTCCAATGGATTTTGCCCCGAATGATATTCTTTCCCCTCAATATCTTGCTGATTACGTGCACCGTTACACGTATCTTAAAACTTCCTCTAATAATAACGATGAAGACTCGGAGAAGGTGGAAACACCGTTATCCTTCGTGTTTGCGTTTACGTCTTCCCAAAATAGTAAATATCCTTTCGGTTCTGTGTTACCTTACACCTCTGACGCCGAAGAGGTTATATTAAGAGACGGAAGCAAGCATACAATGTCGCTATTTTTTCAATATGATAATGGCCTGTTTTTTAACTTCTGGAAGAAATACGACGCTATATTAAGACATTCATTCAATAAGATAGAGGCAAACGTTTTGTTACCGGTTCACCGGCTTACGGGTATGGATATCTTAACACCGGTAATACTTCGAGGACAATATTTACTTTTTGACGGGCTTTCTTATTCTCTTCCGGCAAATAAGATTGTACCCGTTGATCTGACATTAAGAACACTCCGGTTGATTGGTCCGTACGATTTGGATAAGGAACAGGAAACACCCGTTTTTGGTTCCAGGCTTTTTACGTGGGAATTTATAAGTTCAAATATAGAAACTGCCAAAGAAAATGAAAGGAACAGGATTTTACAACAGGCGAGGGATGAATGGAACAAAAGGCCGACCGCTGTGAACGAAATGAAATCAATAACTTACTCGCTTGACGGATATACAACTCGTAATGATGATAAATACTTGGTTGAAAACTATCCCCAGGAAGCGGGAATTACATTACAAAGGAACTATAAATGTAAAGCGACAGCAATAATAAGTATCTACTACGAGCCTGGAAGTTTTACTCCCGGTACATATCGGGATGTTACGTATGAATCCGAATTTGAATATACAGATACTTTTGTTTCTATTGTCTATTCCGGTTAATCCCGTCCTTTATTCTTCCTTTGATAAATCCAACTTTTGCACCATGGAAAAGCAGAATAACATCGTACTTGCCCCGTGCACCACCCAGGTAACGGAGCTTTATAATTTCTGGAAGGAGAACCATACGGGCCGGCTTACGGACTTTTATAAGTTTATGGTAAATCCTTCGGCTGCCAGGGACCGCTTTATATCCTCTCTGGAGATGCAGCATGAGTTAACAGGCAGTTTTATCGTAACCAAAATAGCAATACAATGAGTGCCAGCGACGAAGCTTTAAAGGTGAACATATATCCTACGGGAAATGCTTTTACGCGTAATCCTATTTTTCTGTCTGTATCATCCAGTTCTATGGCAACATACAGCATCAGAATGAATAATGAGGAAGTTTTCAAAGGAAACGGAATCGGGGAATTTCGTGTTAATATAGCCGAGATTGTCGAAACCGGAATAACAGACGCACGGATTTTATCGGATAATACGGAGCATCTACTTGCCGTTTCCGGTTTGTCGGCCGAAGTAACTATACATGTGGTAAATGAGGGAGAAGAAGAGGATAACCTGTCTTTTACAGCCTGGAAAGGGGGGATTTCCAAGAAGGAGTTTAGACGTCTTCGAAATATGGGGACTGATATATTTTCTTTGAAGTTCCTGAATGAATCTTGTAATTTCTTCTTTACCACCCGGAGTAACGACTGGCGTATAACGATGCGCGAGACGGAACTTTACCCGCTCTGTTTCATCTATCCGGGACACGAACTGAAAATAACGGAACTTCTTACCGGTCAAAGCCTTGCAGTACCAGGCACGACGGGGAGTTTATATGCCTTGAACCTGGAAGCCGTAAGACTTAAATTCTTTACCGATTACGGGGTACTGGCCAACCTTTTTGACGTGTATAGCGGTGATACGTTCGCTCTCCGGATCGGGATCGAGCAAAGCCCGACGGTTCGCGAGCATTACCGGCTCCGGTTCCTGAACAGTTACGGGACTTACGAAGTGTTTTCTCTGGAAGGCGAGGCGAGCGTAACTCCCGGCATGGATGAAGACGAAGACGCTGTTTTCCGGCGTTACGATGAAATTACCGATGATTATTATTCGGATCGCATACGTACGGAGATACAGGAAGCCGTAACGATTAAGACGGGATTCAAACGCCCGCAAGAAATACGCTTTCTTCTTGATCTGCTTTCCTCTGATAATGTCTACCTGTCTGGTTACGGTCAGGAAGAGATCAAGGTAATTCCTTCGGCGGAAGAGTTTTCTTATCGTGTCCGCCCTGACGCGCCGCAGAACGTGACGTTAAAGCTCACGTTTGCCGAGAAGGAGTCCAACTGGACCGGAGAAATTACGGAAAGCGGCTACCGGAAACCGGGCGTTCATTCCAAAGAGTTCAGCAAACAATTTAATTAATGTATCTATATGGCAACACAGGAGTATATCGATGATCTTATTATAGTCATTGAAACCGCGGAAGACGCGGGAAGCGTTACTAACCAAATGGTGGCGGCGGTTCTTGACTTTTTAAACGTAAACCTGAAAAAGGTTTCCCAGGGTGAGGAAGTCCTGGAAGAGGAAGCCGCACGCATTGCCGCCGATGCTGCATTACAGAAGGCTATAGACGCCGTATCTTTACGTATCGACCGGCTTGTCGGTAATAATGCCTCCCAGGCAATCGACAACTTTAACGAAATTCTTAATTTTCTGAACGGGCTTAAAGATAGTGATTCGCTTGCCGCATTGCTGGCTGATATTAACGCCCGTATTGGCAGCGAAGACGGTTCACAGAGCGAAGACGGTTCTCTTTGGGGAAAGCTGAAAAGTTTATCCCAGGATATTTCCAGTTGTTCCGAGGACATAAGCACGTTGCAGGTAGACCGTGACAAAATAAAACAGGAGTTGCAGCAGACGGCCGGACTCCAGGTTTCAACCTTTACCAACGTGAACAACTTTTTGAACGCCGGTACCGTCTATAGTGACCTGTCGGGAGTGTTTACAGCATTGAAAACGGCGGATAAGATTAACAATGTCCGGAAAAACGGCGTGATCCTTTCGTTCCTTACTGCCGACGGCTGGGTGACGAAGCAATTTAGAGGTAATCCGGACGCGGATTTTGAAAATGTCGAAAAGTGGGAGGATTTCGGCAGCGGCGGTTCGGCCGGCGGGAATACTTATAACGTAACCGGTAACATGCCACTAACGGAAGGTTTCTATACTCTTGCTTCCGCCATTGCCGCGGTACCGGACAAGTGGCGCGACCGGGGGCGTGTTATCACCTTTGAAACATCGCTCGGTAAATGGGAGACGTGGCAATTTACCGGAACCGATCCGGCTGTCTGGGATCAGGAGGCGAGCTGGGAAGAGTTCGGCGGCAAAGGAACGGTAAAGAGTGTAACGGTAAACGGCGAGAAGCAGACGCCGTATTTCATCATTCTTGCCGCGAGCCTTAATGTGAATGTAAACGTGGATATCCTGGAAGTGGACGAAACTTTGTCCTTAGATTCCACCAATCCGGTAGAAAACAAGGTTGTAACCGCCCGTTTTAACGAGGTGGACGCTTCCACGTTGTTCAATGTAAATGCGGAGGTAAGCGAGGATGAAACATCCGTCCGTCTGTCTTTCCAGAATAAAAGCGGTGCGGAAATTACCGCTGTAGATATCCCGGCCGGTTCCGGTGGAGGTTCCGGCGAAACGGTGGCTACTAAAATTGTATTAAATGCGGCTGTAGATAACACCATAATCAAGGAAGGCGGAAACGCCCGTCTTACTTATACGTACGATCACCAGTACACCACGGGGGACGAAAAAGGGGAATCCACCGGGCAAAAGGCAGATATAACCGTTACGATCAGGCGTGGAACAACTACCATGTATTCCCAAACAGTCAGCGATGTTTCTAAAGGTAGTTACGAACTGGACCTTTCAAGTTACTTGCTTGTGGGAAACACGGATATTTACGTAGTGGCAACCACTACCGATCCGACTACCGGCAAGAAACAAACCCGACAGGCATTTACATCCGTAAAGGTTGTCAGCCTTTCCCTTACCAGCTCTTATAATCTGGCCGGGGCCATAGCCGCTGGCGGGTATACGCTGGCCGATACGATTAATATTCCTTATGCCGTCAACGGTTCCGGAACAAAGGTCGTCACGCTTTATCTGAACGGCCAGCAACAGAACGCGCACACCATTACAAGATCGGGAACGACAAACGGCAGTTTCAGTTTGTCCCCTTCTTCGCTTGTAACCGGTCGGAATACCGTTCAAATGGTTGCCGAAATGGAGGCTTCCGCCGATCTTGTGTTAAAATCCGAAAGTATCTACATTGATATCCTGAAATCCGGAGGATCGGCACCGTTCATCGGCACGATGATAAGTTTTCCGGACGGTCGTATTTTTACGGAGGATCATCTTGTTCCGCGCCTGGAAGCGGGGCAGTACGAACAGGTAAAATTTGACTTTGTGGCTTATGATCCCGCCGCGACGCCGGCCAAAGTGGACGTTTACCGGGACGGGGTGAAAACGCAGTCTGTCAGTGTGGCGCGTACTACGCAAACATATACCAACCGTTTTACCCAGCAGGGTGAAATCAATATGAAATTTAAGACGGGAGCCACGGAATACCCGTTTTATATCGACGTGACGGAAAGCGGGATCGACTTGCAGGAAACTACCGCCGGGCTTGTACTGAAACTTTCAGCAGCCGGGCGGAGTAACAGTGAATCCGATCCGGGAGCCTGGGATTATGGCGACATACATACAACGTTTGCAGGTTTCGACTGGAACAGCAACGGCTGGACGGGTGACGCCCTGAAACTTACGGGAGGCGCGAAGATTGAAATCGGGTACCAGCCGTTCTCCACAGATGCGACCACTACCGGGGCTACCTATGAAATGGAAATTCTTTGTTCATCGGTAACGGACCGGCAGGGAGTGATACTGGACTGTATGGCCGGCGATATCGGTTTCCAGATGACAACGGAGCAGGCCCTTATGCGTGTTTCCGGCGGTACGGAAGTAAGTACAAAGTTTGCAAGTGATATGAACCTGAAAATAGCCTTTATTGTCGGGTCCAAGGCTGGCAAACGGTTGCTGGAACTTTATGTAAACGGAATCCGTTGCGGGGCTGTGCAGTATGGGTCTACCGAAGGACTACTGCAGGCGGAACCGGTAAACATCCGTTTGTTCAGTGATACGGCGGATGTGGAGATCAGGAATTTCCGTATTTATAACCGTGCGCTTACGGATGATGAAGAATTAAATAATTACATGGTAGACCGTACTACGTCGGACGAAATGGTCCTGTTATTTGAAAAAAACGATGTTACGGGGGACAACGGTACGGATATCGACATAGACAAGTTACGCGCCCAGGGAAAGGCGGTTATGCGAATTGTCGGCGATGTGAACCTTGTCAACGCCACCAATAACAAGAAATTCGAGGTACCGGTCGATATCTATTTTTATAGCCCGTACGGTAAGGAGTATGATTTTGTAGCAAGGAATATCGGTCTAAGAATACAGGGTACATCATCCACCACTTATCCGCGTAAGAATTACCGTCTTTATTTCTTGCGCCTGGAAAAATACGGTACCACGCTGGAAGTTAACGGCGTGGATGTGCCGTCTCTTGAATACAGTTTCAAACCGGGAGCACGGCCGATCAGTATATTCTGTTTGAAAGCGGACTTTTCCGATTCTTCCGGTACACATAATACCGGTGCGGTGCGTATTGTGAACGACGTTTGGAAGAAGTGCAGGTGGCTGACACCGCCGCAGGCTGCATATAAGGGGGAATATGACGTACGTATAGGCGTAGACGGTTTCCCTATGGACCTGTTTTATGACAACGACGGCACCGGTGCGAATACTTATCTGGGAAAATACAATTTCAATAATGAGAAGTCGGAAAGTGCGATTATTTACGGTTTTGAAGGAATTGAAGGATTCAACGACGAAGCGGCCCTGAACGGGCAGCGTAACAAATGTATCTGCCTGGAGTTCTTGAATAACTCCGAGGCCCTTTGCTTGTTCGGGACTACCGATATGTCTTCTTTTGATGATGCGCTGGAATTTCGTTTCAAGGCAGATACTACCTGGGCGGATGCACACGAGGACGACAAGGCGGCAGTTACAAGGCTTTGGAACTGGATCGATTCATGTAAGGATGATCCCGCCAAGTTCCTGGCGGAATATAACCAGTATTTCGGTAATGACAGCCCGTTTGCATGGTATCTGATTACCGATTATTTTATGGCCGTGGATAACCGGGCAAAAAACATGATGCTGGCGACTTGGGATTCTCTGATCTGGTATTTCCTTCCTTACGATATGGACACATTGTTCGGTGTGCGTAATGATTCGGTATTGAAATACGAATATACCATTACCCACGAAAGTTTTGACGATAGTATCGGTAGTTATGCTTTTGCCGGTCATGATTCCGTTTTATGGGAACTGGTACGGTCTTGTCCGGACAAATTGCGGGAAGTGGCGGAAACCTTGCGTAGTAATATGAGCCTTGAATATGTCCTGCAAGTATTTAACGAGGAACAAATGGGTAACTGGTGCGAGCGGATTTATAACAAGGATTCGGAATATAAATATATCCTTCCGCTTACCGAGGGGGTGACAACCAGCAGCGGAACCAGTTATTATAATTATCTGTATGCCTTGCAGGGAAGCCGTTATGCGCACCGTACTTATACCATTCAGAACCGTTTCGCCCTTTTGGATAGTCAGTATGTAGCCGGTACTTACCGTCGTGACAGCTTTGCGGCTTATTTCGGGTACAAGTTCGGCAGCGATAACCGGAAAATTCGGATTACGGCCTCCGAACGGTACTATTACGGGTACGGTTACACGTCCGGAACACCGCACCAAAGTGCGGTACTTGCAGAAACGGCCGGGGCTGTGGTGGAACTGACAATGGACACGGATTTAATAGTAAACGATCCGCAATATTTCTACGGTGCAAGCCGTATTCGCGGGCTTGATCTGACGGATGTAAGCCACGCCATTGTCGGCACGTTGAACCTGAACAACTGTACGGCCTTGCGTGAACTGAATGTTAGCTGTGAGGCCGGACAGATGACACTTAACGCCCTTCTGGTGGGTAATTGCCGTAACCTTCGAAAACTCGACATTTCCGGGCTTAAATCCTCTTCCTTTACCGGTATGGACCTTTCAAGCAATACCAAACTTGAAACCTTTCTGGCCGGTGATACATCCCTTACCGGTGTGACATTCGCCGGCGGTGCGCCTCTGGCCGTTTGCGTCCTTCCCGGAACTTTACAGACGCTCGAACTCCGATACCTGAGCAAACTAACCAATGCAGGGCTGCAGCTGGAAGGTACGGCAAATATCACGCGCCTTGTGATTGATAACTGTAGCCTGATCGACTGGAACACGTTGTTACAGCAATGCAGTGCGACCAGCTATCTACGAATTACCGGTATAGATATGGACGGGAACGGTAATTTGCTTCGCAGGCTTATGACAATGGGCGGCGTTGATGAAGACGGGGGAAACGTGCAGACGTGCCGCCTGGTAGGTACGTACCGGCTCACCCAGTCCATGTCGGATGAAGAGTACGCCGCCACTTGTGCACATTTCCCGGAACTGAATATCATTCAGCCGCAGTTTGTCGGCATAAAAATAGATCAGACGGTAGGAGACGGGGAAAAGATTACGAATCTGGATAACTCTACCGGATATGACTATAATACTGAATTTACCCCGTCTTCCCATATATTGGAAGTGTTGTCGAAAAGACGTTGTATTCTGGCTAAAAAGACGGCGGAGGGTGAAATGACCTGTTATCCGCTTCATGATGAGAACCGGAATAAATACGGGGATAGTGACAGCGTGGAGAACGCCACGGATGCAGTATTAACCGGATCGGAAGGTGAAGTTTACGTATATGAGCCTCATTACTGGTACAAGGGAGTAACGGACGTGCTGAATCAGTGTCTTTACGGTTTTATTTCAAGCAATGAGGATGCGCCGGCAGCGGCAGGGTACACCAGTGTAAGATTTACCCGTGAGAAACTGGACGTAACGGAAGGGATTGGGATTCGTAAGAATACGGATTACACGACCATTGAAGAGGCGAAGAATGAATACGAATCCGGATCGTTCGCCCTGGTGGACGTCCGGAATTACAAGCAGGTTCGTTTTCCCGGTTTTGCTTCTACTCTTTACGGGGCTGTATTTGTAGATGATGCTGGGAAAATAGTAAGTCGGATCAGCGTTTCAAATGCGAACGGTTTTATCAATGGTATGTACCTGTTTTGTGCCGTTCCTGTAGGAGCTACGAAACTGGCCTTTACTTTCCTTAATTCGGCGGCCTTCGATTTCGTTTTACTCACAACGTCGGAAAGTGTGGAAGCGATCGAGCCGGACTGGGTAGAACATACGGAATGCCTGGGAGGTGCTTATGAAGCTTACTTGATTGATGATGTATTGCGTTCTGTCAGTGGTGTTTCAAGTGTAGGAACCATTTCACAGAGCCAGGCAATCAAATACGCCCAGAACAGGGGCAAGGGTTTCCAGCTGTTCGACTGGGAGATGCACAAGGATGTGGGTAATCTGCATTTCTTTAAATACGGTAATACCGATTCGCAGGGAGTTTGCGGATATGGAACAAGTAATTACCAGAAAGTGACGGGCCTTACAAATGCACTGGGGATGCGTGATACGGTTTCTTATTATAAGGAAAAAGGCGGTTCCAATCCACAGGCGGAAGGTGCTTACCGGGACGGTGTAAATTATCAGTCCGTCAATGTACTGGGATATGAAAATTTCCAGGGAAACAAGGCGGAATGGTTGCAGTATGTCACAGTAAACAAGACGGCGGCGGACGGAAGGTGGTTTATTACCATGCCGGACGGAACGGAACGCATTGTACAGGGAATTACTGTTTATAACGCGGATATTTATCCTACCCACATGGTTTGGGGCCGGTATATGGATTTGATTGCAGCTAAAGAAGGCGGTTCCACTTCCTCACATTGGTTCGATAGGTTCTATGTGGGTACCGGTCTTTCTCGTGTGGTGTATCGGTCGGACTACAGCGCGAGCGCGTTGGGCGGTGTTTCGTATGCGTGCGCGAGTATC